ATTTAGCGCAGTTGGTAGCGCACGTCGTTCGGGACGATGAGGTCGCTGGTTCGAGCCAGTAATCCCGACGAAAGGTCGTCAGATGTACCGTAAACACTGAGGTTTCGCCTTAGTCGGCATCAAAGTGGTCGGTACAATGTCGGTATCAAACCTTTATATACATTATTATTAATAAGCTGTATCTGAGAAAAATTAAAGATATGGCTAAAAAAAATTATGCTCCAAATTCGAATGACACTGTACTTAGCAGTGTCATTGGCTGGAAACCTCCAGTTTTTCACCAGAGATCTGAATGTTATATCTCCTTCATGGCGTTTGATCCTCAGCTCAACCGCATGAGGAAGAAGAAAATCATGCTTGACCATATCAAGGGCAAGCGTAATCAGCGTGTCTATGCCGACCAGATTATGAAGCGTCTCACCGAGAAGCTCATGGCTGGCTGGAACCCATGGATTGAGGCTCTGCAGCCACTGGAATATACGAAGTGGGAAGATGTACTCGAGAAATATAAAGCTTATCTCGTCAAAATGTGCAACGAGGGTAGTATGCGTGAGGAGACTTATGTTGACTATAGCAGTCGTGTCAGAATTCTGGAGAGATGGAAGAAGGAGAAAAACATAGTCCTCAACTTCTCCTACCAATGGGACAAAAGTAATGTGAGCAAGTTCCTGGACTACATATTCATTGACCGTAACAATACAGTTCAGACCCGCAACAACTATCTTGCCTGGACTAAAAGTTTTTCCACCTACCTGCTTGCTCGCGGCTATATCCCCAAGAATCCAACTGAAGGACTGGGACGCATCAAGAACAGACAGAAGAAAAATAGAGATGTCATACCGGATTGTACCATGCAGCTCATCAGAGACTACCTGCTGGAGCACAACAAGCACTATCTGCTGGCTTGCGAAATCATCCACTATCTCTTCATCCGCCCTCGTGAGATGTCCTATCTCAGAATCTGCGATATCCATGTCAAGACTCAGACCATAAGTCTGCATGGTGAGAACACGAAGAATGGAAATGATGCAGTAATCACCCTGCCGACTCACGTCATCAAGCTGATGATGGAACTCAACATATTCTCACACCCTGGGCAGGACTATCTCTTCTCTGACGGGTTCTGCCCAGGACCGGAGAGAAAGAATGAGAAAATGTTCCGAGACTACTGGACTAGAGTCTTGCGTAAAGACCTGAAGCTCTCACCTCGCTTCAAGTTCTACAGTCTGAAGGATACAGACATCACAAACATGCTACGTGCCAATGCCGATGTCTTGTCGGTCAGAGACCAGGCGAGACACTCATCCATCCTCATTACTGACATCTATACGCCTAAGGATATACAGAAGGCGAATGAGTATATCAAGAACTATCAGGGTATCCTATAATATAATAAGGTGGAGAGCCAACTGCTCCCCACCTTATTATATATTATGATAGCATATAGAAATAGCCTGTGTAAACTGGCTCGATGGCATCGTCCTTGACCTCCATCTCTATCTTCTCACACACAAATCTCTTGTTGCGGATGATGTAAATCTTGGATGGGTCAGGTATGTCATCTGACTTGAACTTGACTTCCATGCAGTTTTTATTGTCTATTCTGAGACCGCTAGCATGTAAGGTACCCAGACTGGTTGTACCAAATTCGCTCTTCATGCATAGCGACAACGAGAAATATTTATCCTCGAAATGGGCGATGCCGAGTCTGAATCCCTCATTGATACGATAGTCGGTTAGGAACTGTGGCCATCTAGACTTTTCCCCAACCCAAGATAGTTTTGTGGTTGAACCATCGGTAGATTGTACCCTTCCTGGAATAATGAAGAAAATATTCATGCATTCCTGCTCGTCTTCTGAGTTGTCGAGTGCTGACTCATCATCGAGCGCATCCTGGACAGATGTATAACTATAGCCATCGTCGTCAACATCGTACTCCTTGGAATCTGATTCCTTATCATTAGGCATTGACAGTAGGCACCGTCTCTCGTAATACTTGTCTTCCAACAACCCCGACTTGAAATTGATATTCTCAACTACTTGAGCTACGGGTGAAATGTTCAGATCTATAAAATCATCTGAAGAGCTGTCCCTGATAAGTGGTGACCAGATGCCAACAGGTTTCCAGCTTTTGTTATCATTTTCATCTACCATATATACATAGTAATTGCCAAAATTCTCGATGATAGTCTGTCGTTTTTGCTTTTCAGACCATGATAGCGTTGTGGATGCAAACTGTTTGTTTGCCCCCATTAACTCTTTGCTATGAACTATCTCAAAATTATCGAAAACTTTTTTCGAAATAACTTCATAATTGTCTCTATTGGCAGAATTGCCCAGATTGTATTCCAGGTTTGCCGTAGATGAAGTAGAGAATGAACCATCTTCATCGTAGTCTGTAGTGTATTCGTCCAGAGGTTCAATCTCTATTGAATCAGCTGTTGCCAGTTCTGAAGCATTGATAACCGAGCAGGTCTTCAGAATATCGTCAAAAACGATTGTAGCATTGAAGAGTTTCCGGAATTCCTCAATAAATGTATAGCTAGACCAATGAGGAAGCGCCTTGCAAAGTTCACGCGTCTTGTAGGCAGAAGCTATATACAGAAGGTTCCATGGTTTACAGTCGAAGTCGTTGCGCTTGAGAGTATATCCTTCGTACTCCACCACTTTGCGGAAGATATACATCAAGCTTGGCTGAACTGCCAGGTTCATGATAAATGGTGCATTGTAGCCGATGAACTGCTTTGTTTTATCCACTCCAACAAAATTTGCGATTAGGTCGTTCGTTTCGTCTCTTACTGGCATGAAGCACCATCTACCTTCCGCTCCCAGGAACTCCGAATGATTTTCATTCAGCCTGTAGATGTCTTTAATCTTCAGCTGGTTTTTAAATCCCTGAGAAAAACCTTTATCAATAGTATAACCAGGCTTGTCAGCTGTGCCAAACGGTATCTCATCGATATAGTGCTTGGTCATGCGGTCGTTGAACTTGATGCGGGACTTGCCTCCGACTATCTGCAGTTTGATTTCTTTCTCATTCGCGGAGAGTATGGTACCGACACCGCTCATGATGAGCTGGCTGTTACAGAACAGCTTGCAGTCATCGTATTTGGCGACGTTCTTCTTGACCTCCAATCGTGAGACATTCTTGAATATGACACGGTTCTCCAGGATATTCATGGGAAAGGTGATGTCATAAGTGTACTCACCGTCATCGGTGACGTACTGGTTTGCGTATGTCACCTTGATGGATGATGTAGAAATGGGATAGGCCTTATGGCCATTGATGATGCATGTTATCATATCTACTTGTTGTTTAGCATACGATGATATTCATTGAGTTTGCGGTCGATGCCGTCTCTGCCAGCGATTGAAACATCTGCCTTGATACCTCTCTCAATATTCTCGTTGAGTCTGGTGACTGCTGAATTAACTCCATCGAGGGACTGGCGTACCTCGGTGTTATCATTATTGACATTGACAACAGGAGCTACCACGGTACTGCTACCCTGTCCCAAAGAACGTGTGATATCATCAGCGGTCAGCGAGCCAACTGTATTTGTGCGCTGGGCCCTATCGATGAGGTCAAGAGCCGGACGGATGGATGAGTTGTTGACGGCATTGTGATTAGCCACGAACTCGCCTTCATGCACAACTCCAGCCTCCTTTCGGTAGCGGTTGCCACCGGTGTAACCACCCTCGTAATAACCTGCTGCCTCTGCCTGGTGTTGCTTCTTGATGGTTGCAATCTGCAGCATACCTGCTGCGGTTGCCATGCCGGCTGCGATTGGTGCAAGCAACCAGCCAGTACCCTTGATGGCAGCTGCAGAAGAGTATGCGTTGATAGCAGCCATGGCGGTAGATGCGATTGCCTGAGCAATCTCGATCTTCATCGCCTTCTTGTTAGCCTTCGACTTGGCAGCAGCCAGTTCCTTGTCACGCTTCTCTTCCAACTTTTTCTTTTTCTTTGAGTTTTTGCCAGCTGCAGCAATCTGCTTCTCGTAGTTTTTGGAGATTTTGGCTTGCTCCAGGTCTGAACATGCCTGAGCGTATGCTGACGCAGAAGAGAGAATGTTGTTGATGCCGCTGTATGCGGCAGATGTCTGCTGCACCATGTTATCGAGGAAGTCGGCTGTCACCTGCGCTTTCGCCTGCATGTACGCAGCATGGTTCTGCTCGTCGCTTCCATACAATTCCTTCAGCTTCTCCATGGTGTTTTGGTAGTTCTGAATCTGTGATGAGAAGTACCCACCCAGAGTTGCATTGCTGGTCGACTGGGACTCACCTGCAGCAGCCCTGGCGCTGTTGACCATCTCAGAAGATTTATCATTAATCTTCAGCTGAGCGCTACCTGCTCCATGGTCATCAGCATCAATCTGCGCTCTCTGGGCAGCAAACTGCTTGGTTATCTCCAACTTCATCTGCTGATATTCCTCCTCCTTGATCAATCCCTGCTTGTAGAGATTGTCTAGACCATTGAGGTACATGGTCTCCTGTGCCTGCAAGTCTTGCTTACCGAACTGCTGACGGAGTTCACGCAGCTGGTTCTGGTATGACTCCTGCATCTGCAGCTGGTGGTCGAGCTCAGCCTGTTCCATCTCAGCCTTCAGATCCAGCCATTCCTCGCTGCCCTCTCTGTCTTTGTAGAGTGCAAGACGTTTTTTCATGGCTTCGACATCATTCTTATATAGGGCTTCATTGAGTGCGGTATCATTCTGATAGATAGCTGAACTGGCATCATTGTACTGAGCTTTGATGCTAGCCTCCTTCTGGAGGCGTTCACGCTCAATGGTCTGCTCATTCATTTTCTGAATTGCAGCATCATGCTGCTTGACAACATTGACCTGGTTGTCAAGTAACTGCTTGTACTCATTGCTCTCAGCACCATACAACTGCTTCAGCTTGGCAAAACCCTTAATTTGGATGCTCTGTCTGTCGTCGATGAACTGCTGATAGGTTTTCTTGCCTTCTGCGTATGCTTTCGCGTTGTCAGCTAGCAGCTGATTGGTCTCAGCCTTGATGCTATCGGCTGCCTGCTTCTGCTTGCGCTTGGCTTCAGCCTGGCGCTTGCGTTCCTCGGCTGCAGCAGCCTTCTCTGCTTTGACACGAGCCTTGCGCTCCTTTTCTGAAACCTGATGAGTGTCGGCTGTACTCTGCTTCTTAATGATAGTACCATCATTGCCCTTGCCATTGTAGCCATTGTTGCGCCATGGTTCCGGATCATTCACCTCGAAGTGTTGCGTTTCGAGCTGGGTAATCTTTTCGATTAGCTTCTGCTGATACTGCTTTTCACGCTCAATGCTCTTGTTCATCACATCTATGAACACTTCTTTGTTGTCAGAAGCTAAGTTCAACATCTTAGTTTTACCATTTGCAAACGGATTAACACGCCCCCAAACTTTTGCCCAGAAACCACGCTTGTCGTTGTCAGCTTCGCTTAGCAAGTCTTCTTGTTCAGCCTGTTTGGCTATAGACTCAGCAAGTTTCTTCTGCAAGCCATCGATTACGATTTTCTTCTTCATCATGTCGATGTAGGACTGAATCTGCCTTGTTGCTTGACCGGTTCGCACTGCTTCCTCTGTGATGTTGCCTAGGTGCTCACGCATCAGCTTGCCATTGAGTTCCTCCAGAGCTGCCTTGCGGTCTGACTCTGCACTGGTGTTTGACTGGATGGCAGATACGAGACGCATGATGGATGCTTCCTCTTCTGCTGCCTGCTTGTTGGCTTCTGTCACGGCATCATTGTAGTCACGCTGAGCCTGCTCAGCTGTGCTCGTCTCTTTAGAGAGTGTGACGATTGCGGCTGTCAGACCCACAACAACAGCAATCACGGCAGTGATCGGGTTGGCCAACAACACTTTGTTCCACAACATCTGCGCAGCAGTGGTCAGTTTTATCTCACGTGTCAACGCCATCTGAACGATTGCCATGGTCTTGAGAGCAGATGTCTTGAGACCCACAAGGACGAGATGCGCCTTTTCGCGCAGAATCATGATGTTGAGCCATGCCATCTGCGCCTTGTCTGCTATCAACTTTGCCTTAGAGACTGCTGTATAGGTGACGATGGCGGCTGTCAGCACAATTAATATGCGCCAATAATCTTTGACGAAATCAACGAGTGTGGAGAGTGCCCTAACTCCGAGACTGGCTGCAGATATGCAATATCGTGCTGCAGGATAGAGTTTCTGGCCCAGTTCGATGGAGAGATCCAGGAACTTCTTGCTCGCTTTGTCAAGTTGAGCCTGTACACTCTCGTTCTGTGTCTCGAACTCATTGAGGACGGATGTGCCTTCGGAATAGGCTTCGTTTGCCAGGTTCTGGGCAGTCTTGATGTCATCGAGTTTATCTGCGAGGACTGTGAGGACACCAGTAGCTCTGGATCCATCCATCTTCATTTCCTCGAACATCGTTGCGAGGTCGGCAAAACCGCCCTTGGCTCGCATGGCTGCCAGGAACTGAAGGAGTGCGCTGTTGGCATCCTCCTTAAGGGTCTTAGCGAAGTCCTTGACATTCAGTCCTGCAATCTTTGCAAACCTTGCGGAGTCCTGAAACATCTTTGCCAAGAGGTTCTGGACTGCAGTAGCAGCCGTCTCGTCCTGCTGCATGTTCTGGTCAAGGACAGATGCGAGACCCATGATCTGAGCCTGTGTGAAGCCTGCCTGCTTGCCGACACCTGCCACACGGGCGGTGAAGTCAACGAGATAGCCGGCAGAGGCAGAGGAATTCTGAGCCAGTTCATTGACTGCAGAACCTGTTGCCAACATGGCACCTCGCAGACCTTTGGTCTTGTCTTCGCCGAACATCTGGGCGAGTTTGCCGATTTGTGAGACTGCTTTGTCTCCGAGGTCATCACCGAGGGCGACATTGATTTTATCGGCTCCATCAACAAAATCTTCAACTGCAGCAGTCGATGTGATACCTAGTCTGCCGGCATCCTCTGCCAGTTGGTTGAGTTTCTGGCGAGGGGTTCTGGTGTCCATTTTCTTGAAGTCCTCGTTCATACGCTCGACCTCATCGGCTGCCTGACCGGTATATTTGCGGACATTGGTCATCTCATCATCCATCTTGGCATATTCCTCCACACATTTTTTTACTGTGAAGGTGATGCCGGAGATGGCAGCAACGGCTCCAAGGGCGATGCCCTGCATGCGGTTGAACCAATCGGCAGAGCGTTTGAGCCAGGACTCCTGGGCTACTCCTTCGGCTCTGACCGCCTGCAGTTCTGTCTTCAGCTGCTTGGCTTGTCTCTCCATCTGCTTGAATTTCTCGGTACCACGCTCCATACCCTGCATCTGCTGGTTAAGTGCCTTGATGGAGTACTCCAAGTCACGGATGGAAGAGGTTTTGAGGTTGGACATTGTGTTATTTACCAGCTGCATCTGCCGCTTGGTCTCCTTGATGTCCACATTTGTGCGGTCAATCTCCTTGTCATACTGCTGCATGAGGGTGACCACCTTCTGCTCGCTCTGTCGGATGCGTTCCAGCTCTGCCTCGACCAGCTTCAGCTGCGAAGCTCGAGAGGCGTACATGGTTGTGTTTGGGTCGAAATCGGCCATCTGCGAGCGAAGTCTGCCTGCAGTAAAGTTGAGATCGTTGAGAGATGCATGTTTCAGATTTGACACGGTTGCCGTCATGCGTCTCGCTTCTTCATCAGCCTTGCGTGTTGCGCCCTTCAGGGCAAGCATCTGCTCCTTGACCTTTGAGAGTTGTGCATCCAGCTTGGCGAAGTCTGAAGGATCAGACGCTGCCTTCATCTGCCCCTTCAGATGTCTAGCTGCCTTCTCCAGCTGTCCGAGGCTTGCACTTGACAGGTTGTCGAGTGTCTCCTTGACGCTCATGGTTGAGTTCTTGAATTGCTTCATCTCTCGCTCTGCGGCCTTCAGATCCTTGGCGAGGGATGCGCCTAAACGGGAATCGCCCGCCGAGAAGGCATCCTGTTTAGCCTTCTTCAGCCGGGCGACTCTGTCCTCTAACTCTTTGAGTCGGTTCTTTGCCTCCTCTGAGTTGAGCTTGATGACTGTTGTATATACCTCTTGTCTTGCCATTATCGCGTGACTTGTATATAGCTGTTATATAATATGTTGGAATGGGGATTGAAGTTGATGACCTTGACATCATAGCCTCTGGTGCCCCATCGCCACCAGAGGAATCTGTGCTTGTACTGCCTGTAGACGATGGTCTGGAGGCTGTCTCTCGCCTTGTATGTCAAGATGGAGTCTGCCGTGTTGAGACGGAAACTGAGCCATCGGTCGCAATAAGTATATACAGAATCGCTGCGGTCTGTCTTGACAGTATCAGCAGAACTCAGACTTGTGCGCTGGTCTACCATGACCTGGCCAAGACGTATGTCCAGGTCATGGAGCAGCTGGCGGTCGTAGGCTTGAAGTTTGTACTCCTCTGCAGGCATCTGCAGCACCTGCTGCGTGATGACCTGGACCGAATCGCGGATGGTGTCTCGCTCGGCTGGAGCATACTGAAGTTTCAGCCCATTGAGCTGTTCTCTCAGTTCCTGCTCCGCTCGCTGCCGTCGATGGTCAGAAATCCAGACGCAGGCGATGATGACCAATATCACCGATATGGTCATGATGATAGACTTGAGATGTTTCTGCATATCCCATTGATTTAAATGTCAGCATACTCAGGAATGGCGTCGAAGCAAGGACACTCCTTGATGCGCTCCCACGGATCGACCACTCCATTGTGGTTCTTGTCAGGCGAGATGTCGCGATGTCCCATGATCCTGGCATCAGGATAGCGCTTTCTCAGCTCCACAAGCAACTCACGCAACGCCTGTTTCTGAGCCTCCGTGCGGTTGTCTATAGGCTTGCCTGTGCGTGAAATGCCGCCCATGTATGCCACGTTGATGGAATCGAAATTATGTCCCGCGACTCCGTTGGATGGCAGGTCTTCTGTCATGAGCTGCGTACGTCTGCCGTCTGCGGTCACGACCCAGTGGTATCCTGGATAGTGCCAGCCCTTGTTGGTGAACTCCTTGAGCAAGGCATCGACAGACCATGACTGTCGGCTTGCTGTACAATGAATGAAAATTTTCTTAATCTTGCGTGCCATTTTTGTTATTGAAATATTTATTGATAATGTCTTTAACTCGGGTGTCAAAAGTCAGTGCGAAACCAAAGACGGTTGCCACGTAAACCAGACTCTGCCCAAAGTACCACAAGACGTTAGACGTGACGTCGTGGGACATAAAAAAGCTGATGTACACGAGCACAATGCCAGCAATCAGAACTATGCCAGCAGAGCTGTAGTGTATCCAATCCTTGGTATTTCTCTGCATATCTGTACCTGATTAAATCTGGCACAAAGGTACATATAATATAAGATATATAAAAATACGGCAGGAAGGACTATTCCCCTCCTGCCGTATCTGAAAACTATGAGATATCACGGTCGAGCAGTTCCTTGGCCATCTGCTTAGCCTGCTCTCGCCAATTCTGGAATGTCAGGTACTCCGTCTCGTGCTCCTTGTTGCCATCACCATGGTTGCACAGGATGGCTTCGACATCGCTCTGGCTGTACTTAGTACGAACCAGACCATTCACGAACTCGCGATAGCTTGCCGACTTAGCCTCAATCTTGGTGGAGCCGTCGATCTCACTGCCCTCGTAGCTGTAAGCTGTTACTGCCTGACTATCGCCATCAGACTCCGACATATAGTTGTCTGGGTGATAGTTTTCAACTCTCTGTTCACTCAGGAACAGGAGAAAATGCTCGCTGTCATATCTCAAGAATGACATGCGACAAAGATAAAATTTCTTGTGCATCTATATAAACTTATAAAATTTCTTGCCAAACTTGTTGGTGAGCTCGGCTGCAACGGTGTAGAAGCCTTTGTCCAGCAGTTCCCACTCCTTGCGTGCCTGGTCAACCAAGATGTCAGATCCAGTAAAGAGCCACCACGACTCTGGCTGCCACACCGGCTCCTCAATCTCATCGCCCTGCTCATCGAACAGCCCCGTCTTCTTTACATGATCAATGAAACGGAAGCGGATGGCGAGGCGGTCTTTGGGCACCTTCTTGGTGACCATTCGCTTGATACCCTGGTCGTCAACCTCTTCAACCTGCTCCATCTTGAAATCAACTCTCGACTTATCAATCTTGTAATCCTCTATGAGGATGAGGAACTTGTCATAGTCCTCAATGTTGTGGCACAGGATATCGCCTGGATGCTTCTTCTGTGCCAAACTCATGCCCTCGAAGGGAACCTCGCCCTTGCGGGCTTTCACAATCTGACCATACTTTTTCATACCGATTTTATTTAATAAGTTTTTTGTGTCTGCGTGTTTGGCAAGGCCTAGCCTGGATGCTGCCTTGCGCCGGATCTGTTCATCGCTAAGTCCACGTTTGCGCAATCTTGCCACCTGGGCACAGAGTGCCTGCTTGGTGCGCTTGCGCAAAAGGGCATGATCGGCAAAGATCTTCTGTCCACAGAAGTCTATGCCGTCACATGTACGATGAATATTCCAACTTTTATTGATGCTCAGCTTCCAGTCTCTAGCCAAGTGCATGACTGCAAGCTCCGCCATGAGGCGTAAGAAGACCTTATCTTCATGCATGACGAAGATATTGTCCATGAATCTATAATAATGTTTGAGCCCCTCGCGGCAAAAACGGTCGAAGCGCTCATTGAGGGATTTTACCCCCCCACATTTAATACTCTTGCCTGCTGCTCCGAGCGGCATGTGAGGAGCATGTCCGTGACGTATCGAGCCTGCCAATAACCGAGTTTCTCGGGGTCTTGAAGTATATCAAAACACCGCATGGCGAGATAGTCAAACCTCGCCAGAAACAGTTGCCCCAAAAGTTGTGTAAGCTTGACTCCAAGCACAATGCCATTGGCATAGCTGTCAACGACCTCGTCAACGAAAGCAAGCAACTTGCGGTCCTTGATATACAACCTGTACTCTCTCTTGAGCAAATTGTGCTCAACATTCTGGAAATAATGGTGTATATCCATGGGCAAGCAATAGAATGTGTCTTGCTGTGGCGAGGTAAAGATGTTCTGCTTGATTATCTTATAGAAGAAATGCGTGCCACGCCCCTTGGTACCAGCTGGACTGTTGAAAGGAATCTTGGCTCTCAACTTATCTTCACTGGTGTGCATGGCTGCATGCTGAATGACATGATCGCCAACAGGCAACTTATTGACTATGCGATGCTTGGGTTTTTCAACCGGCTTGGCCTCATAGTCTGATGTATGCCAAGTCTGATGGGTATAGGCAGTTAGCAGGGCTTGAAGATTTGCCTCAAACTCTGCCTCAAATGCTTGAACAGAGAGACGGGACTTCTTGTGTCGGGAAAAATCAAAAAATGCTTCACGAAAATTTTGCAAAGTCTCCACCTCCTGTGAAATGTTGCCTAACCTCTTCACTTGCTTTTAAAATTTTATGTAAATATTAAAAAAAGGTCGGTGTCTGTATAAATGTCGGTGTCTGTGTCTGTTGTCTGCTTTTCTAATGTCCTAACTTTCGACCGGATGACCCATTGTCATCATCTACTAGCTATTCTGCTAAAGTGTATGTTTTGCCATGAGGCAAGGCCTGACTCCCGAAATCTCTGCAGCTAAGCAAACTAACCTGCAGTATCTTGTTAAGTTGAGGGCCGCACCGTAGTTCACATTGGAATCCGAGACAGCATTGTTCACGTTGAGCGTCGAAAGACCGCATTGACCACCATTGTCAGCGTTGCCACCGCGAAGACACAGGCGAAAACCGGCGCAGGAATCACAGCCTGGTTTGAAAACCGCCTGCAAAGGTACTGAAAAAAATCGGAATGAAAGAATGTCAAAGAGCGAAATTTCAAAAAAAATCGACCGCCCAAGGGCGGTAGGGTTTGCTCGCTACGCTCGCAGGGTGCTCAGGATTGCCCTTGGCTCCGCTTGGGAACCTTGGTTAATCCTGCACACTCCTGCTCAAGTCAGCACACCTCTGAACACTTTAGGCCGCCTCGTAATACACTGGTTCCAAAGACCACTCGGATGCTGCTTCGCAGAGGGCCGCACCGAAGTACACATTGGAATCCGAGACAGCATTGTTCACGTTGAGCGACGAAAGACCGCATAGACCACCAACGTCAGCGTGGCCACCGCGAAGACACAGGCGAAAACCGGAAGTAGTGTTTGACGTATTCCAAAAATAACTTGTCGAATAGGTTGACTCTGTAGCACCAATCTGCGTACAGAAGTTCTCCAGATGTTCCATCGACAAGGTCTTGATATATCCTTCACCACCGCCAGGTGACTTGCTCAACGCCTTCATGCCGGTAGCATTGCCGATAGTCCAGGAGCCGTAAATAGACGGAGCGACCAGGTGGGTCGTGGTCTTGTCACTATTCACCTGGCAGAACTCATCATCCATCATTCGCCAGAGATTGCCGAAGCCGTTCTTGTAGCCGAAGAAGCATGGAATCTTGGCATTATAGACCGTTGTGCCTGCGTCATTCTTAACTGCATAGGTCGCTTCTCCACATGAATCACCAAGCTCAATGCCTGCACTCATTGGTGCAACTGGTCGCCAACCATTGTAGGCTTCCCAGTTCGGCATCTGCGTCAAGCCTGCTCCGAGTCCACCTTGGAAGAGTCCGTTGGCATCCTTGTTGGCATTGACTGCATCCTGATCATAATGAGTGCCGAATATGACACTGAACAGAATTGCGACAATGGAAGTATGTCGCATGGTTGTGCAAAGCCACCCCTTGCCGTTCTTACGCGCTGCAGCTCTGAACTGCTCTGTAGTCATAGCGGTAGCAGGTCTGCCCAGCAACGTATTGTTCTTGCCATCATAGGTGGCATTGTTGTCGCCACCACGGTAGTTAGCTGCATCGTTGATGTAACTAACCAGGCGTCCTGTACTACGCTCAATAGTAGCGAAGCCCGCTGCAGAAAGACTGCCGATTGGTATCTCGAGATTGTATTCACCTGGTATTGGCTTGATGCCAATCTGCTCATAGTGCAATCCGCCAATATCCTTGATGACAACGTAGAATTTTCTGCCCCAGCCCCACTGATAGTGACCTTCTGTACCATCCAACTTTGCCGGTTCGCCAGTAGCATACTTGTGGTGATCCTTGCTGTCGAGCTTTCTGCGGCTGTGGTCATTCTTGACCAAGTATGCGCCAAGTCCGAGGATGTATGGCAACTCCTTCAGCAATTCAAGTGAGCCAATGTATGACGCCGCTTTAGGCGTTGCGTTGGCAGTATTCCACACTCGGCCGCACCAGGCATGCTGACCGACTGCAAGGTCAGCCTTAAGGGCATCCATGCCGATGCTAGTGACATTACCATTATTATCAGTCAGCAGCACGCTCTGGTTGCTGTTGACGGTTGTGACTTTAGTCACGGTATTGAATTTTTTACCTTCCATTTAACTATTCTAATTTTGTTTATTCTCTACTACACTATATACCCAAATTGTGTGACCATTCTGACTCGTGCCGATTAGTTCACACCAGCCATAAACTCCTATGGTAGCCTCTCTATTCAAGAAGAAACTGCTGCCTGCCGCCATGAATGCGTCCATTTCCTGCTCGCCCTTAAGTGTCGCTAGCGGTGTACTGCGCGTTATGATAGGATTGAAGACCACAATGCGCATGAATTCTCCATCGCTTAGGTGCGGTAGGACATAGGTACCACCACCTCTGATAAAAGAGCCATTGATGACACTAGTACCATCAGTAACCGTATTTTCGTTGTATCTCAGTCTTCCGACAGAGATATCACCCGAGACGCTAATATTCTGGAATATTCCTCCATTGCAGATAACTTTTCCGTCCTTTGCTAGGAACATCATTTTGCCATTTTCATCCTTCATCTCGATGACCTTGACTCCCAGGTTGTCAACAAGCTGATATTGACTCAAGATGATTTTGGCAATTACCATTTCTATTGGGCTGCCAAGCCTCCAATATTGGTTGTTTTGGTCCTCAGCGCTGCCAGGGAAGTTGGTCTCAGTTCTGATGTGACTCTTGATGCAGCTGTAATAGCCGGAGTTGTAGATAACGACATCTTTCCACTCCTCGCCCGATGCTCCAGACTCGAAGCTATAGCCATTGCCGCAGTTCGCCCAAGATTGCGGGCCACGGAGAGTTGCACCGGTTTCGCCTCTCTTGCCATCCTCGCCATCGGCTATTGTCTTGACAGGTATCGTATACTTGTATGTAACATTCTCGACTTTGACAGCGAAAGCTAAATTGGTATAGACATCAATATTCGCTCCTATCACTACAATAACTCTCTTCCCTTTGCCGTTGTTTATCACACTAGCCTTAACAGAGCTGGCATAATTAGATGGAACTTCCACACTGACAGAACAGGCTAATTCAACTCCTGCTTTGTAAGCTCTCACGTCAATAGCGTACGTGCCGGCAAATTGAGATTTTTTGTGGACGATGGTCGGCATTGAAAACTGTATGTTGATGGCATCCTTGCCATCGGCTCCATCAGCACCATCCTTGCCAGCGGCTCCATCAGCACCATCCTTACCAGGTTTGCCCTGCGGACCTAGGCCACCAGTACAGCATATAGGGTTAGTCTCAGTAGAGGTTCCATCTGTGAAGTAAATGATGGACTTTGTCCAGATGAATCTGCCGCTCACCCACGCTGGAGACTTACCCTTGGCCCATGCACCTCCGGTGATGGCCGTAGAAGATGTGGAAGAGTAGTAGCACTCCTCGATGCGGTCGATGCTTCTGGCTACGGATAGGCACATAGGCGTGGACACCTTCTCGTTGCCATCGGTGTAGTAGATGTGCGTTCGGCTCCAGATATAGCAGCCCTTGCGCCACTTTGGTGCTGTTGTCTGCCAGCCCTCTATCGGTGCAGTTGTCTGACTTGTTGACTCGGCATATTCCAAGTCAGCGTTGGATATGCCGACACCGACTCGGAGAAACCTAATCACTCTTGTTATAACACCCATGGCTATTTAACTGACTGAATTGTTAATGCTACGTTGCCGTATCCTGCGTGTATGCAGTCTGCTCTCGTCACTGCGAACGAACTCAGCTGGACTGTAGGCTTGCGTGATGCCTCTGTATTGAGGACAACGCCAGACCCGGACTTCAGAGTGAAATAGAATTTCGTATCTACCGTCTCCGACTTGCCTCTGACAACCAACCTCGGTGTATAGGTCACAGTACCATTGCCTGTCTCGTCCTCACTGATAGACTCATCGGCAGGTGTCGGGTTCGGCTCAATATCGAACGGATCCGACGCATCGATGACTGTAACAAAGTCGAATCCAAGAAGATTGTCCTTGCCCATGGCCTTGTCATTGTAAACCTCAACCATGTACTCGCGGGTGCAATCGACCTCAGAAGCCTTGACTGTAATGGTTTTACCGCTTGCTCCTGCAATCTGCTCCCAGCCAGTGATGCTGTTGGTCGCACGGTACCACTTGTAGTAGAGGCCAGTCTTAATGGTATCATTGCCCTGCGTTGCCTTAGCCTCAAGCTGACAACTGTCATCCTTGTTGTTGAGAATGAAGTTATGCGTATCATTCTCTGGAGCCTTGATGGTCACACGATAGGCTACGCCTGTATATGGACCAACTGGTATCTCGTAGACAGCCTGTACACTATCGGTAATCTCCTGCTGATTGGATCTCTCTGATACCTTGCCGATCATCTTGATGTTGATGGCAGTATAATTGGATGCCTTTACCAGGTTGTTGCATATCTTAAGACCCCAGTAGAACTGCGATGCACTTGGTCTGATAATCTCGAAGAGACCATCGAAGAGGCCGGTTGATTTGCCTGCGCTGTTGAACGGTATCTCAGTCTCGTTGAAGAAGAACTGCATGGAGACAGGTGTCGTGACACCATCTGCAGCTCTTGATGAGATGACTACGAAGTAGAGCTTAGGCTGTGACTGCGAGAAGTCGGGATAGACGGTAACGACGTCGCCGTTCTTCTGGTACTCCTGGTAGAGATCCCCATTAGGAGACTGGATAGACGGCGTGAAAGTGCCCATCTTCTGAAGGAACGTTATGTTGACCGATTTGCTTGCACTACTCATCCCTTGCCTCCTCTCTCATGATGAATCTGCTGTCTATAGCAACAGGCAGCTTGTTGCACACTTCGCCGTCCTGCTCCTTGCGGGCTGTCTGGCCATCCATGGCGATAGCGCCAATTTTGGACAGCGTTTCCGCAAATATGATAGAATCCCCAAGCGGCAGGATGTCCTGGCACCAGAGAATGAAGTTGCCGTCTGGAAGTTCTGTTCTGTCCTCAGCCAGCTGGAGGAACTCCACGACCTTGCGGTTTGCCTTGATGTATCTTTCCATATTTAATATTTAAATGTTTTTAGTGAAAAATAAACGGATTGCCGTCTGCATCCACGAACACCTTGCCGTCTGCATCCATGGCCAGAGCCAAAGGAGCCAGGTCTTTGACTTCCAAGGCAAGGATGGACCCCCTGTTCGGATCCAGCAGTTCTGTAGAAACACTCGGTGTCATGCCATGACCTACGAGTACAGCATTCTCGAAGTGTACCGAATTATTCGGTGCCATCCACCAGAGCACCTGCAGTTCTCTTGCAGGGTCTGCAATATCGCCGATATTGTCGAAGATGGTAGCCTTTGCCTTGACCTGCTTGGTATCTGGCAGCACCTCGTCTACGATGTCAATCATGTCGTAATCGTAGAACGGAATCCTCCTGACGATGTTGACTATCTTGAATGGGGTTGCATCGTTGAGCTCTACGCTTGCCGGATTGCCTGCAGCAGAGTATCTGGCTCTGCATCTGATGCAGATGCGCTTGCCCATGAGAGAACGGTCCAGCGTAACGGATGCACCATCATCGGATATCTTGACCTCCAGGTCATCTGCAGTAACTGCAGAGAACTGTCCACGACTCCGGAGAAGTTCCCAGACGAACTGGCGCTTGTTCTTGGCGCACTCCTCAGAACCGAGGCGCAGGGATGCATTGATGACCTGCTTGTCGGTATCACGGAGCGGATTATAAAAGCGGTCACCGCTTGACAGCAGCAGCGTCGGCTTGTAGATTGTCGCATTCTTGCAGTTGATGGAGTAGTCCATCGTAATATTGCGCACCTCGTTGGTTCGGGTGTCCAGGTACTTCGCCTTGAAGCGGAGCAGTATCGGCTTCTGCGGTGCTGCGTTGATATACCAGAGCAGTTTGCCGGCATCATTGCCTGACGATGTGATGACATGCTGCTTTGGTGTCGTTACCAGCGCATTGCCCTCCACTCCGTTTTCCACTCTATACCAGGCGATGTCTGTCAGCTCGCTGTTGACACGTCCACTCGGGAGTATGCCATCTCGGTCAATGATGCTGATAACCGGCTGCAAGGCGCATGGCGTCAGCCTGTAATCAGGAGAATACTCATCCTGATCTGCATCATAGGCCTGTTCGAGCGGAACGCTGCCTGACACGGACTTGGAGTAATGTACCTGCAGAGGCGTGTACTTGATGTCTAATCTTTTGTATTTCATTGTTTATATGTTTTTAAACACATTCCAGTGTGATGGAATCTTGGGCGACCTCATCGCCCAGGCCATCACGAAGTGTAACAGTTGCCGTGAACCTGATCTTAGCCGGAACGCCCTCGCTGTCGACGGAGAGATCTGACCGGGTCAGGATGATAGCCTTGCCCGCCTTGGATCCGACTTCGAGTGCCCAAATGTTGTCGCTGGTTACTCTCTGTTCACCGGCCTTATTCTCGGTGTATCTGGTCCAGGCTACGTCGCTGTCGAGGATATCTGAGGTAATATCCTGGCCGTAGAGCGTAGCAACGACAGTCAGCGGAGCCCGGAAGTTGTCGAAGTCGTAGATCGTCTCGTCTTCGAGAAAGTCAATGGTGAATGCCGGATTGCCCTCTATCATCGCCCAGTCGGTATTGTTCCACCTTGGTGCGGTATGGGTACCGGTTTTCTGGCATCGCCACTTGCACCCTGTGTACCAAACATCTGATGTCTCGAATTTGCCGGTATCTGGATTGAGGGCTGAGCAGAAATAGTCTGCCTTGCCTGACCACTGTCCCCGGTCTATATAATCGACTATCGGCTTGCCATGGTAGTCGATCTGTATGATGTCCTGGGTGATGATGCCGGCTGCATAGAGATAATCCCTGCCCTTGACGATAGGAAGGTCGAGCGACTTGACGAACTCAGGCATGTCGCCGAAGACCATGCCGTAGTTGTAATCATCCAGTATCGGCTTGGTGACGCCTGTCAGCTTGACGATGCGTCCCTCGGAACTGGAGATGTAGAAGCAGCTCTGTAGCGACTCATCGGTCTGGTTGCCATAACGGGCGATGTTCATGAGCTCGCATGGAGGGAAGTTCTTGCCTGCCGGAACATCGGCATCAGGATAGAGGGTGACCTCGATGTAATTCTTAACCGCATTGACGCTGTTGACTCTCATCCATGAGGTGTAGTAGGCTGCCGAAGTGCCAGAATTGGCTGCCGAGGCGATGTTGTTGACCACTCCCTTGATGACGTTGCCCACATGCTGCGCCGTGAAGTATCCACTATACTTGGAGCGGAGGTGCAGGCCATAGCAGTTATCACCCAGGATGTCAACGCTCTCAATGGTGTCGCTCTCTGTGAAGAAAGTGTCACCCTCCTGCGCTGACAGACGGTTGACAATCAGCTCCATGACCCGCATGTATGTGCGGACGGTGATGCTCTCAACCTCGGCATTGCCATTGTCATCGACCTGTGCGCCCTTGCCGTTGTACAGCCCGGAGACGAAGTTACCGAACTGTGCACCCGCCTTGAGCTGCGCCATCTGCTCGGAGATGAGTCCACGCAGGAAGGTAATCATGCCCTCAGCTGCATCGTCATGCTTGCGGCTGAGATACCGGTCTGATGTCTCATCGGCACAGAAGTGCAGCAGCGAGAGGAAGGCATTGCCTATGCGGTTTGCCGTGTTGGCCTGCAGGCGTCGCTCGTCTCTGATGCCCTCGAAGAGGGTCTGAAGGTTGCTCTTGTCTAATTTGTCTGCCATTTATTTTTTTGTCTGCAAAGATAATATGCCGATGGAACCGATAAAAATACGCTCCCTAGAGGTTGCGTGCTGCTCCTATGCCTGTAAACATTTCCGTGATGGCTGATGCCATTAAGCCCTGATAGCGCTCTCCGTAGAATTCCGCTTCATGCTCATTGAGCTTCATCACCGAAGAATAATACTTGCGGCTAAACCAGTCGCGAGGTCCTTTAGGTTCACCACCGGCAACCCTGCCGCCCCATGCAGGACCCACTTTTTTGGGCTTGTCAAGTCCCTGCTCCTCTCGGTATTCCTCGCCGAGGAAGTTGAGATCTCCACCGTTGATGCGTCGGATTTTAGCTCCCTGGCTCCAGCGGTACCACTCATGAGCCGGTCCAACGCCTGCTGCAACATAGATACCGTACATGAGGAAATTATGCTCAATGGTCGTTGTCGAGCCCTGCTCGATATGCGCCTTGATGCTGCGGTATAATGCTCCGGTATCGATGGTACGCAGCCGCTCCATGCGCTCTCGCCAGTACTCGCCCATGGAATCAGCCCAACCATGCTCGTACTTGAGCAGGTCGTTTATGGTTGACTGGTCTGCCATAGGCTCTCGTCATACTGTATGTCGATAGGTTCGTCTGATGTGACCATGAAATAGAGTCCCGTGACGCCATTCATGGACCATCTGCCCAGCTCGCTCGAATAGACCTGCGTGAGGTCCAGGAACTCCATCTGCCCGTCGTATGCCTCACGGCTCTTGTCGTGGAGCATGCGGCTGAGAAACTGGCGGAAGATATAGCGGCAGATGTTAAGCTTCTGCTCACGGTCTGCCATGTCCTCGCGGCGGTAGCCTGCCAGGATCCAGACGGTATAGACATTGCGATCGAAGAAACCCTCTCCGACGGAATGGGTGTTGCTGTCAACGGTGTCTGACACCATGATGAAGTTGGATGCCTTGCGGAACTGCTGCATGACTCCCTGGATGGAATCGGGTCCGGAACACTCTGTTGCGACAAAATTATAATCCCTGCAGGTTCTGCATTCGGCAGCCAGCTGCTTGAAATATGCGATGGAATCGAAGTTTTTTACTGTCATGTGCTGTAATTTTAACTGTTTTGCCTGTTGCGCTCCTTGAACTCCTCTGCCTCACGTGCCTTGTTGTCCAGCTCCGTGAGGGCAGCCCAGCAGTCGGTATTATAGACTGCCTGCTGTTTGGTCACGTCGCCATCGGTGAGTGCCCTGATCTGCGCCTGCATGGCAGGAAGAATGTCCACACGGCGCAGCTCTCCACCCTCTCTTGCCGGTTTGAAGAAGTGCGTGAAGTTGGCGGCGAAATACTCCTTGACGTTGGAGAACCACATGAAGACGCCCAGAAGCTCATAAGGCTCAAAATGGGCGGTTTCATCGGCAGAACCATCTGCGGTTCTGTACATGAGGTGCGCCATCTTGCTGAGAAACTTGTCTTCCTGGTTAAGCATGAACAGCTGGTAGTTCTTCTCGATGTTGAGGTAATCGTAGAAGCTGACATCATGAAGCATGCTGTCAACTGCCGTCAGTAAAACGTCACTAGCTCTCTGCAGAGGCCGAAAATCGGTAAATTTGTCGATGAAATCGAAATTTTTGAGAAGCGACAGAATCTCGGCGCTGCTAATGTATAGGACTTTCCTCTTTGGCATTTCACCGGGAACGGAACAGAGCACGCTGCATTTCCACCCTGTACGGGTGTGCTTATGTACTTCAAGACCGCAGAATCTAACCAGGAGGTGGCATTTGGCGACAATCTTGTCCCTATTCGAAGATAAGATGTAGAGGACATAGCGCAACTGTTCCTCTGAAAGTTCCGCCCACGATGACGGTGCTTTGAAATTGAACTCTTGTGTACCATCTTTATGCGTTGAAAACGAAGGCAGGTTTTGATTTTTCATTGTTGAACTCTTTGAAATGGTTAGCCTTATATGCCGATGAATTCGCATATAATGGGAATTTATCGAGATGTGCATCTAAGTATCTGAGCAGTCTCGCACGCTCGTTGGAGTATGCCGACAGCATGTCGTTTGCCAACATGATCAGGCTGCGGCTCAGCATTAGGCGCACGCTTCCTTCAAACTCATTGCCCTCTCTCACCCCTCTGACCTGACACATGATGTCATCCATCTGCTCGTCGGACACCAGCTTGCGCAGGGTGGCGTCTGCCTCCTGCATGGCTGCCAGCTTGGACATCCAGTCCTTGGAAGTCATGCTGGTCTGTCTCGTGAGATAACAATAACCCTCTATGCTCCACAAAACCGTCTGGATGCCCTGCTTTGCCTGTAGGGTGCTCCCCCAGCCTGGAACATCGGTGAGAAGAGCCATGACTGTGTCTTGAGCCACGATGAGGGCTATGCGGCATTGCTCAATGAGTGCCTCTACTCTGGAGGAACTGGCAGGAGTGACCTCATTGTTGGCCACAACGCCAAAGCCTGTAGGCGTAAGCACGAGGTCGAGGTGTCTGACTACGCCGAGGAAGGCATCGAGGCACACCGCCTTGATGACTGCATCACGCAGGTCGTCGCTGGTCTCCAGTGCCGCCTCTCCAACCTCGCCCAGTATCTGCTGGCAGAGTCGCAGATAGGACTCCTTAAAATGCGGTTCCACCGACTCGAACACCTCAGAGTGCGAGCTGGTGGCTGCGAGGATGCTCTGCTCGAAGTCATCCTTGCTGATCTGAATCTTCATTGTTGCCATTGTTTGAAACTATTGATGTCTGTTGATCCTTATTCTTGTCGAGTGTCGTGAGTTCTATCATCGGCACATCTACGGTCACTCCTCGGTCGGCATAGCCATTGTAGTGGGAGATGACGTGGTAAGGCTTGCACATGATGTCGTGGCAAGCCTTCTCGAGCGACTGCTTGAGGATGAAGAGCTCTCGCTTGTCTGAACCGGAATTGTTCATCTGGCTCTTGCCAGGAGTGGCTCCGATGAGGTTGGGATGCACGCCAAACGAGAAGCAGAGAGCGTTGGATGCCTCGCTCATGTCGTCTGCCCAGTCTCCACCCTCCTTCTTGCTGCCTTCGGAGAGGTTGATGATGCGCACCATGCGCTGCTCCTTGCCGTTAGGGTCGAAGTAATAGCCCGTGATGAGTGCCTTGCCTGCATTCTCCGGACCGCACACAAAGTTGATGATGTTGTCCTTCTCCTGCAGGATGCGTTCCTTGCGCTTATCCGGGTCGATGATGTCCTCGTTGTTGCAGAGCTCTTCCCAGTAGTCGCGGTGCACCTCTATCTGGATGCGTGGCGCAGAGGTATTTTTTATCATGTAGCGCTTGCCGATGCCGATGAGACGGTAGATGTCGTACCAGGCATCGTCGAAGACGCTGGCATAGTATGGTATCGGATAGTACTGCAGTCCGGGTGTCGGGATGCGTGTGATGATGGCAAACTTGCAGTCCTTGCCCATCTCGGGTGCCTTGCCCCTGATGCCTGTGTAGGGGTCCGGTGCCTTTCCCATGCGCGCCATGAGGTCGCCCAGCGGGTCGTAGAGGTCGAGCAGCGGGATGACTTCGGTATGTACCGGCGACATGACGTTGCGGAAGTCGCCGAAGAAGACATGCTCTATGCGCCCCTTCTCATTTGGTACCTCCAGTCGGCAGTAGGAAACGTCCTTGTGGCGGATGTTGACTATCTTGGAGTGGTCACGGCTCAGGATGATGACCTCTACCGACCAGAAGAAGAACTTCATATCTGTAGCCTGCTGTAGGAAAACCTCGTGGATGGAGTTCTTCAGGCAGAAGTCGCGGATCTCTGCGTCGGTGGTGTCCTGCTTGGTCTCCCTATCCATGAAGCGCACACCCTGCCCGTAGCAGCATTGCACGTTGAAAGCCATGGCACGCTGCGCCACCATGTTGCGGCGCAGCAACTGCTGCAGGATGTATGGCATGTCGTTGTCATCGCCATAGTTCACATACTCGAAGAGCTTGCCGTCTGAAGTCTCCAGGATGCCCGTGGTGGCATCGCCCACCTCTCCGGAACCCAGGAAACTGGTATCCTGCCCATACTGCTGCTCGATGGTGGTGGAGTCTGTAACCCTGCTCACACCCTCTGCCACGAGGGCGTAGCGGCTGCAGGAACCGCTGGCTCCCACTTGCTGAAGCTGATATTTTTTCTGTTTCATGTCATAAATATACTGGTAAGCCCAGGAACTGGTGAATGTAGATGTCCGGAACGGTGCGAACCTCGGCATTTGCCGGATTGACGAGGCGGTGGAAACCGCCTCGCCAACTGCTGCCCCTGACCAGCCATCCTGTATAATCGACGGTCTCGCCGTCTGATGTCCACGCCTTCAGGTTAATGGTAGAGCGGTCTCGCTCTGCCTTGGCCAGGAGGCGCAGCACCTCTGTGAGGTGGTAAGCCGTGCGTCTCATCAGTTGAAGGTGTTATCAAAGGTGTTGTCGAAGATACGGCCGGCTCGCTGCAGGTCAAGCACATTGTGCTGACGCTGTGCGTAGGTGTAGCTGAAGGTGAAGCGTGGCACGCTGTCGCGCAGGTTGTCACGCTTGGACTTGGAGTCTGAGAGGGTGACACGCTTGCCCACCTTGGCTACCCCGCCGATGAAGTTGACCAGATAGACCTCGTCTGAGCGGAAGAGATCATCTGCCCAGTTGGCCATGTCCGTGCCCAGATAGCCCGTATCGGCGTTGAAGGTGCGCTGCTCTGTGATGCGGTAGTTTACCCTGATGCCGCCCATGTAGGCTGCATCGCGGGTGTACTGCGGGTCTACTTCGTGCTTGCCTGTGCAGTAGATGAGCTCCTGGCAGCCGAAGCTGTTGGTGAAGAGCAGAGTAGGCGCCACATCACGCTCCTCGCTGTCTATGATGAAGGTCATGGAGCGTGAGCCTGCCTCTACCACATAGTAGAGAAGATCGGTGCCATCGGTCTCGAATCGCGACGGAGAGACGTCGATGGTGGTGTAGAGGTCGTTGCCGCCGGTGGCTGGTGCGGTAAACAGTTTTGTGGTTTTGTCGGAATAGTGTGCGGTGACTTGTGCCGCTTCCTTGCCCATGTAGTGGAGATACTCCAGTCGCCCCATGTAGGTGGTCTTGTGTCCCTCGAGTAGGGTTAGGAAGTGGGTGGTGAGGAATGTAGAGCAGTCCACGCCCACGATGTCTACGGTAGAATAGTAGACCTGCAGGTTGGCTGTCTGCGTATCGGTGACTGTTTCCGAGTCGGTGTCTCCGGAGTCCGGAACCTGTTGCTCGGCGATGGTGATGCTGGCTGTGACTGCCAGCATCCGGCGTGCATAGGGACGGAAGATGTCGGCAAGGTCGATCACTCTGACCTCTCCATCGGCAGGATAGAGATACTCATCGTAGATGGTATCATCACCTATCTTGATGGTGACGAGCAGGCGGGTCTTGGCCGTAAGAATGTCGATGTCGGGGATGTTCTCAAGGAAGAAACTGCCCGACGGAAGTGATGTGATGGTCATATATTATCTTTTTTTGTGCAAAGATAATATGGAGGGGATAAAAATAAAAATACGGCTGGCTACCCTCACGGGCGGCCAGCCGCATCAAAGCTTTTCAGACTTTATAAAATTTTTCGTGCTGCAAAGGTACGAAAAACTATTCATAATACATGGTAGTACTTGAAATTTATATGAGTTTTTAACTTAAACCAGGCTATCCGGCTTGACAACTCTCTCCCATATAGCCCATGCCACGGTGCCGTCTGGCTGCGTGGCTACCTGGTAGTCATGCGCCTGCAGGTACTGGTTGATGGCTTCTATACTGACACCGCCCATGTCATCAAGTTCCGTGGCGATGTCCCGGGTGGTCTTGAAACTCTTCTTGTAGTCGAGACCGGTGTCTGCATCCTTCATAGGGAGGTTGCAGCGGAAATGGAAGTAAGCGTTGAGCAGATCCTGCTCAAACTGCTCGCTGTCGAAATAATCTGTATTTCTTGGCATAATATTCATTTTTAAAAGGGTGAAACTTAAATACTGTCTCCAGGGTGCAGGCGGTTCAATGCCGTCTCATAGAGGTCAACCCAGTAGCCCAGACGGGATGCCCAAAGGTCGTATTTGGTCTGAAGTCTGGTAACACGGATCTCCTCTCGCTCCAGTTCTCTGAGGTATCTGCCGACTATTCGGTGGCAGTCCAGATCATTACAGTATCTTGACTGAATCTTGGCGTACTCCACGAGCTTGTATAGCTCCTTACGCTTGATATCAAGCTCCCACCAGCGTCTTTCGAGCGCAGCGCGAATGCGACGGCGGCGGAAATATAGCAAGATAACGTCTATCTTGACTTTCTTCTTATTCTTTTTCATGCCTAATCGTTGTTTATGGTTTTCCACTTGGCCAGAGTCATATTGAGTGGCTTAGCCTCCTTAGCCCCATATCGAAGAGTAAAGTAGCGATGATCATGCCATCGGATAACAGTCTGCTTATGTGGAGCATCCCCGATGAATGCAACAGAACCAATAGTCTTGTTGTTTCTCTGAAATTTGAGTTCCACCTTATGGGCGTTCATACTTTTGCCAATATTCATGAAGTACTTGCACTTGCTGATGTCCTTGGTAGTCAGCTTTGCTGTGCGTCTTCTGCGGTTTCTACTTTTCTCCATCATGCTACCTCCCCTCCGAAAATGAAACCACCAATCATGACTATCGCCATCACAGCTGCGAAACCAACCATGGTGAGCACAACCTCTCCATAGGTGACGCTCTCACCGCAGAGACAGCTGAAGGTCTCGCTCTTGGTCTTGGCGAGCTTCTTGATTTCACACTTGAGGGCATTCATACCCTCCTCTACGCTGATGCCTGCAGGTCTTACCTGCGCATCACTTAATAAAATTGAATTCTGCATAATTGCCATCTTATAACCATTATAGACCGACCTTGATGTATAAATACAATGGTGGCGGTCACATTCACCGTTGGTTATAAGATGGTAGCTTTACCAGCGAAGGGCAAGTATCTTACGGATCATGCAACCGCCATATTGAAAAGACCTTTTTCCCGCTGCCGGGAAAATGATACTTTATAGGCATAAAAAAAGCCCACGGCGTGAAGCCTAGGCGAAACAGTCGCCATCGCTGAGTAGATTACTACTATCTTATAACCGATGGCAAAAGTACGAAGAATATTTGGAACCGCCAAAAAAAAAGCGAGAAATTTTAGAGAAAATGAATATTTTATGTTTTAGAGCATAAAAACATGGGGGTTGAGGAATGAAAAGGAAAGAAAAGGAATGATTTAGCGGAATTATTCGGAATCATTCGGAATCATTCGGAATCATAACCAGGAATGACCGGAAATGACCGGAAAAACGACCGAAAACGACCGAAAACGACCGCAGGATCTCCCTTCGTTTCTGCCACTTCGAGGAATGGATTCCTCGGAAATTCCCCGATTTTCCTCGCATTTTCCTCGAAAATTCCCCGATTTTCTCTGATTTTCTCCGATTTTCTCTAATATTCTCCGAATTTTTTCCTAACTTTGCGGTGTTTTTACATTATAATATATATTAAGGTATGAAAAGAAATAAGAAACTTACCCTACATAAGGTTATTGAACTTATCGATAAGACCAATGAACGCATAGATATAGCCAACGAGCGTTTAGAAATAGCAGAAAGAGACAATAACTGTCTTTTTCTGCTTGTAGTCATTGAAGCTTTAACAATATCAATAGCCATTGCCATACTTGCTTAATGGTAGAAGCCAGGCACGAGTATAAGACAGATATCACCATCAACAGGAACGTAATGACCTCCATCCAATATTTATTGCGTTCTCTCTTTTCTGCCTTTCTCTTGGCTTCCCTCTCTTTTTTCTTTTTGTCTTGATAAATTTTATAGGACCAATCCATATAATCCATATCATCATCAGGCATCTTGCTTTTCATATTTATATTTTTATTATTAAATCTACGTGAACAATAAGAAGTCCCCGGCACGGGATCATGTCGGGGACGATGTGTGAATAGATAACCCTATGCTAACTGCAAAGCGCTAATGCGTTGTCCAATCTCCTGGACGGCACGATTGAAAATATCTTTCTGCTCGGAATTGAGCGTGTAAACATGACCACGAACCTCTGACCCATTGAGACGCTGAGAGAGCCATGCAGCGCTTTTACCGAAGTATTTCTGTGCGATGTATCGAAGTGGAAGCAATTTGTAATCTTCCTCTGCAAGCTGCTCACGCAAAGTGGCAACCTCCAGTTTCAAGTTTGCTACTCTATCTACAACCAACTCACTAATATATTTCTTATCCTCCTCCGTAGCATTTGCGCTGAGATAGCGATGAATCTCGTCTCTGCGCTCTCTGCTCTTGGCATCCTGCTTGCTAGCCAATGCCATGTACTCTGCCATTAATTCTTTAATATTCTCCATATTCTTATATTTATATTGTTCAAAGAACCTCCCCCGTAGGGGAGGACTTTTTTAGTTTTTTCTTTGCTTGTAAAGCTTAGAAAGGTCTGCGAGTCTCAAATCAATCTGTCTCTCATAATCGAAAACCAAATCTTTCAGTTCAAGAAGAGCCTTGATTTCGTCTTCCTTTCTTTTAATTTCTTGCTCTAACTCTTTTTGTGTCATGCGCTTAAAATTTAATTGTTAAACATCTTGTTATCTATTCACGATGCAAAGGTACATAAAATTCCTTTAATGCCCAAATAAAACATAAACTTTCTTTTATGCTTAACTCATTTTTAACATTTGAGTACGAAAAAAGCCCCCGATGCATCTCGCACCAGAGGCTTCTAAAGCGATCTTTTAATTTTAAATTCCATGAAGTACAACCATTGTACATGGCTGCCATTTGGCTGTGGTCAGCAGCCCTTGATGTTGAAATCTTAAACAGTGACCATTTGTAATTCGTTAGCTAATCTGTGCAAGCCGTTGGCAATTTTCTCGGCTTGCGCTGGGCGCGGCTTGGAGATGCCAGAGGCATAGTGAGCCAACTGCTTTTGGTTGATGCCCGTGATGAGCTGGAGCGAGGCAAAGGAGAAGATACCACGGTAGTAGTCCAGGAGTGAGCGGACATCGAACTTGAAGTAAAGCTCGTATTCACCATCAAAGACATCAGGATAAGCCGTGCCCCTTTCTTTGTAGCCCTCTATCTCGAAGTCGATGCTCTCCTGCACGTATTGGCGGAAGCCCTCGAAATCGCCGCTATATGCAACAACCCAACCAGGCAGCAAGCTGCATGCTGCGCTGTAGCCCTGCTCCGTGCGAGCCGTATCAATGATAACCTTATTCATATATATATAGTCTTTAATATATTTCACTGAAGGAGCGACCGAGGCTCTTGCCAAGTTCGCTCAGTGCCGAAACCACAAACACGCTATGCGAAACAGCGTCAGCTCCGAAGAGCGGGCTGTGTTTAGAACACAAGCCCTGACTGCTCTTCGATGCTTTTAAGCAGAAATCCCCAAACGTCATCGTTATCTCCACCGTTGACGGTGACCGTCCCCTTTTTGGTAGGGTGCACGAATTGCCTGTGGCTTCCTTTCTGACGGTCCTTAACCCAACCGTCTTTCTTTAAGATCCTAAGGATCTTGCTCACTTTAACTGTTTTCATAGAACGCTGTTTATTGATTTCAACACTACAAAGGTAGTAATATTACTACGAATAGCCAAATATTTTAGGTTAAATCGTATCTATTTTACTACTATTTAACATTAATCAATGGAATGTGCGGTGTTTTTGTGGAAAATGATTAACTTTGCGGTGTTTTTAATGGATATAATATATATTAAGGTATGGAAAGAAAAGAGTATGTGCCCTTATAATTTTAATGTGAATATAAGAAGTCCCCGGCACGGCTCTGTGTCGGGGACTGAGTTGAGTTATTGAACATGTTAGCTATGCTAACTGCAATGCGCTGATGCGATTGCTTATTTCCTTGACGGCCTGGTTAAAGATGCTTTTCTGCTCCTTGTTGAGCGTATAAACCTTTCCACGTACCTGGTATCCGTTGAGACGCTGCAAAAGCCATGATGCGCTTTTATTGAAATAGTTCTTGGCAATATAGGAAATAGGAAGCAGTTTGTAGTCCTCTGCATCCATCTGGCTGCGGAGAACCTTCACTTCGCCCTCCAGACGAGTTGTATTTTCCTCCACGAAAGGTTTTGCCACCTCGGCTACGGCATCCTTATCCATAGTTTCCAACTTGGCGATAATTTCATTTTTTCGCTCCTCGCTCTTTGCGTCGGTATTGCCTGCAAGAGACCTGTATTCTTCCAATAAGATTCTAATATCTTCCATATCAATATATACTTTGTAATCCCCTCCCGAAGGAGGGGAAGTTGAACTTTACTTTCTTTTCTTCATCAGTCTTGAAAGGTCATCCAAGAGATAATCAAGTCTCTTTTCGATTTCCTTCTGCGAAAGACCAGTGAATTTCACGATTCGGAGAAAGTCTTCGATTTCCTTCTTCTTTCTCTCGATTTCATTTTCTAAATCTTCTTGCATAGCTTAAAAATTTAATTGATTAAACATGTTCCTTAACTCGACTGCAAAGATACATAATAATTTTGATATACGCAAATGATACATAATAAAAATATTATGTTTAACTCATTTTTAACATTTGGGTACAAAAAAGCCCCCGATTTTCTCCAAAATTCTCTGATATTCTCTGATTTTCTCTGTTTTTCTCCGATTTTCCACGGATATTCAATAAAATTCCGTATATTTGCATCGGTTTAACTAAATAATATATATTAAGGTATGGAAGAAAATTTTATCTCAAAAGAAATGCGCAATTTTATCTCCATAGAATTAGCGCAAACACTTTTGAACAGAGCAGATCTAAGGCTGTCAAGTTCTCTTGAGCAGCTCAGAAAATCGACAGACAGGGCCTACACCCTGACAGGTTTTCTGCTGACGTGTTGCACAGGCTTGACCGTATTCATCGTAAACACCCGAAATCCGATATTGTTTTTGACAGCATCCATACTCTGGGCAGGCATCAGTTACGCCCTGTGGCAAATGTTTGCCAAGGTTATCTCAATACACGGTTTCAAACATGCAGGTAGCTCGGCAAGAGGTTACTTGCAGGACAAAAATATAGGTTATTCCAAAAGGCACGCCAATGGAGACCTGGTCGCAGCGAACGAGATCTATCTAAAGAACTGCTTGTTGGATAGCATAGAATATGCAGAGTCAGCCTATCAATACAATAGGCAACAACTCTCAAACCGCTGTGGAGTCATAGATAAGGCAATGAGAGCCATCAAATGGTCTGTAGGCGCAGACTGTTTGATAGCCCTCATCATAGAGGTAATCAAGCTCCTAAGGTTTGGTATGTCCCTCATTTGAGTATCCACTGCCGTCATCACTGGAGTGGCTCCACTCATCATCGTTTAGTTTAATAATTCTCATGTCAAAAACTGCTTAAATGAAGTCCCCGGCACGGCTCTGTGCCGGGGACGATGTGTTAAATAAAAATAGCCTAAATAGCAAGGCTAAGCGAGCCGAATATCTAAGTCATGGTCAGCTCCTTGACCTTCTGCTCTGTGGTCTTAGCCATGTAGCCAACTGCCACGGCAAAAGCCTTAGGGTCTGACTCCTTGAGTGCATCCATCTGGCGGCGAACCTCCGCCTTATCCTCTGCGGTCTTGGCAGCTCTGTTTTGTGCAGCCAAAGCCTTCACCTTATCAATCATCTCTGTATATTCCATAATCTTATATTTTTTAAGTTTAAAGGAATGAGAGCCCCCGAATGGCAAGCCATCCGAGGGCGACAGACCTCAAAAGTCAAGGTGTTAAATTAAACAAGTTGAAGTCTGGGAAAAAGCCATCTATGCTTCACGCACGGATGGCTTCGAACTCTTTTGTATTTCTGCGCCACAAGGCTATGGCGACTTTTGTCTTATGGGGAATGATAAGCCCCAGCCTCATTTTATATTCTGTCTGCAGCAGCACGTATGCGGTTTGAAACCTCGCATAGTGCTCCACGGAGCATGATCTTCTCTTCTTCGGTGAAACCTCCCACTCCACCATTTCCATCAATTCCATCGAGCTTGTGATAAAGCCATGATGCTGACTTGCCGAAATATGTATGTGCTATCTCTCGCCACGAAATAAGCATCTGAATATCCTGGATGCGCTGCTTTACTGCGCTATCCTTGGTCTGTTTAACTGTTGCTACTGCTACTTCCATAATTTTATATTTTTAATGCCCTCCCCGAAGGGAGGGTCTGTTGTTAATACTTTGTGTAATACTCAGGCGGCTCAATCATCTCATCGAAAAGTTGTTGAGCATACCATAATAACTGCGGGTTACCTCTAGGAAAAGATTTTTTGTAATTTCTGATAGCTGCTATCAGCTCTTCCTCTTTGTCGCTTACTAAAATTTTCTTCATATCATTATTTCTTTAAGACACTGCAAAGATACTACAAATATTCGTATTATCCAAATTATTACTACGAAAAAACGTATTATTAAGTAAGATTTAACATTTCACCCCCCATCAAACACGGTTTTTACCGCTTTTTCTCATCATTCTTGAATGATGTCAAACAATGTTTCTTCCTCTTTTACCCCGAAATGCAATGTAGGGGTTCGCTCGAAAACGGCTCGTTTCTTGTGGCAATTTCATGGAAATTGGCATAAGTAGCCGTTTTCGAGCGGGCAATCAATGGCAATTGATTGCAAAATTTGGGCATTTTGCACAAATTTTCCACGGTCATTTTCCTCAACTTACTGAAATTCACGGAATTTTAGCAAGTTGAGGAAAAAAAGACCGTGCTTCCCTGTAAGGGTAGCCCCCACCGCCCTACGCTCGGAGGCAATTGCCATGGCTGACTGGAGCGGTATATGTAAGGGATTTTTCTTGTGGCAATTGCCCCTATCCCCGACTGCTGCCCATGTCGGGCTTGCTGCCCAACTTCTCCACTGCCCTGCGCTTGCCTAGTTCCAAAGCTGCGAGTACTGCCAACGCCTTGCAGTCGCCTATTCCCTGCACCACCTGCATTTCGTCCATGGATAACTTTGAAAGGTTACTGAGATTGTTGTCTGCCATGTTCATCAGTTGCCTAGCCTGGCTTAGGCTTTCGGCTGTTCCTGCCCCTCTGTTGATTACCATGGATAACAATTCAGTGTTACTGAGTGAATCGAATCCGTAATTAGCTGCCTTGAACTCTGGGCGCTCGTCTGCTAGTATATCATTGTACTTCTTCATGTTACGCTACTTTATTATAGTTGTTGTTTGATTTCTTGATGATATTAACACCCTGTGGGAAACATCTCTTTGAGTGTGCAACTGCCTCATAAAAGCCGTCTTCCATCTCCTGCAGCACGCCTCTGTTGCTTATCGGGTCGTGGTGAACTGTGCGAGCCAAAAAGATTTCTCTCTCCACATAAGCGCCTGCCGCCTCCAACTTGCTTCTGAAGTCCTCGATGGTCTTGCCGCTAGTCAGCAGGTCGTCGAAAAGAATGACCTGCTTGCCCTTGAAGTACTCGCCATCTACCGAAACATGATAAACATCCTCGTTAACAAAATGGCTGCCTCCGTTGTGGGTTGGCTTGCGCTCGCCATAGATGCTCATGTGCTCGTTTGCGGTCATGATGCCTGCTGCATTGAGGATTGCAGCGAAATAGCCGAATCGCTTGTTATACTTCCACTGGGAGCTGCATGGAGCGAAGACTACGATGAAGTCCTTCAACAAGTTGCCGTATTGTCTTGTCAGATAGCGGACTAGCCACTCTGCGCAGATTTGTGCCGCCATCTTGTCGCCTGCCTTGAAGTCGTAAACGAAGCGGTTGTTTGCCATCTGCTGTGCCTTGTCAACGCAAAGGTTGAGATAAGCGTTTGGAACGTACTCGATGAAATAGTTCTGTCTCATATCGAAAAAAATTATAAAGTTTGAAAATTGTATTCTGGTAATGTTTGGGAGTCCAGAGATTTTTCCCACTCCTGCTGTGGAGTATTTTTTTTTAATTGCATTCCGTTCAAAGCCCGGTGTGCCCTTTCGATTTTTCCTGTGCTTCAAAATGCGCTGGCAGAGGCAAACAGGTGTGGGGTTCTGTGTTGACAAAAGGTAAAGGTTTAGTGAAACGTGAAGAACCTTTGGCTTTTGTTAACCCAGGTTCATACACAGGTTTGAATCGCCAGCAGCTAACTTTGCACAGGAAATTTCGGATGGGAACACATGACGGGCGGCGGAGAATGTAATAAAAAATGTACGGAACAGCATCAAACAACCATCGCCCAAAAGGCGATACCGCTTCTGCAGCAAGATTGAAAAACACAAAAAAAGGCCGCCAACTCTCACGAGCTAGCAGCCTCAGATAAAATAAATAAAAACTTAAAACCTAAAATTATAAACTAAAAAGAACGAAATATTCTATCGAGGGTAATAGTTGCTCATGCCTCCCGTATAGAGGACGGTCTGAGGGAACTTATCAACGCCTATGCAAACGGTATCGAAGGCATCGGAGAAGTCGGTGCGGTTCTCCAGCCTGTCCTCGTCTGTCTCCACGAGTTTTTCGCCTCGCTTATCCTTGCCGTTGTTGTAACAGCCGGCACTCTCGATGGAGATGATCAGGTCCTCGTTATTGTCCTGGTTGATGAGGACCATGTGGCGCGCATGCCCCTTGAACATGCGGTCGATGAGCAACTGTTTCTCAAGATGGTTCATCGGCTTGCCGATGTAAACCTCCGTAACGAGCCATCCATTGCGTCGGAGCACCTTGGTGATAATCTGGTAGAACTTATCGTTGTGGGTTGCATAGGAGTTGCCCACAAAGGTGGCATCGTAGTAGAAGATGACTCGCTTGTTCTTGAGATATTTGTAATAATCGCAAAAGTCCTGAGCGAGCTCAGGCAACTTCCGGTCATACTTGACATAGAATGAGTTGACGATGCGCAGCTTGGTATCAGAACCCACCTGCCCGACAACGAGACAGTTGATGTTGTTGTTGGCATCGGAACCGATTATCAGCGGTAAACCGTCCTCCAGGTCGCCATCCATGCGGCAGTCCGGCTTGTCGTGCTTAGGGTCGAACTTATACTGCAGGTCATTGAGGAACCTGGTGTTCGGTGCCGTATAGAAGTTGCGATCCTCATCAAGTCCGGAGTAGAAACCATCCTGTGCGATGCCTACATGCTGGCACATGATGCTCGTGAGGAAGGTCATCTTTGGCAGGTCTCGCTTCATCTGTCTGATGAAGTCCTCGCCCAGAACTGCGAGGTTCTGAATGCTCGAGCACCTGGAATACACCAGGGCATAGGAGCGGAGGGAGTGCAGAACCTTCTCGTATTTCTGCACCTGCGACATGTAGTAATCGTACCGCTCTGGGTGAGCAGCCAGCTTGTTTCGGATGCTATGCAGATGCACCAGTACCGTCTCGAGAGTAGCAATCAGCTCCTTATCCATCTTCTTCTCCCACGACATGAACCAGGAACCTTTCTTTGTTGCTGAAGTATCTGAAGTAATGGTCAGACCATGGTGGAGGCAGCAGTCACCGAACAGCTGCTTGTTGCCTCGGTTAGCTGGGAGCGTCTCATTGTTGAGCTGCTCCCAGTCGATAAACTTCGCCTCGTCGATGAAGACATGGTCGAGAGAGAGGGAATTGGAAGTACCGCTGCGGTCCTGAGAGATGATGTTGAGGTAGCTGCCATTATAGAAGGCTACGGTATTTTCCCAGTTCATGGGCTGGAAATGTGGTTCCTGCCAATGCAGCGCCTTCCATGGTTTCTTGCCCACTATGTAGTGGACATCGCGTTTGTAGCCCCACTCCTCGAGGTGGACCAGAGCTGAAGGAAGGATGTTGGTCTGGCATCGCTTGACCGACGGAGCCACCATGCCCAGGCACGAACCCGGCATGTGCTGCACGGCATAGAGGATGCGGCCTGCCTCGACCACACCCTTTCCGGTACCACGCCCCCACTCGCAGACCAGCGTCTTGGGCATGAGCTGCAGGACGCGCGACTGTTCGTCGTTAAAAAATAACTCCTTAGGTCTTGCTGTCATCATCTGGCGGAAGTTCTTCGAAGTCAGCATCCTCGATGTCCGGCATCGAGTAGCGTTTTTCCATTTTCTTGATTTTCGCACGAAGATTTGGTATCTTCTGCAAACCGATGACTGACGGATCATCCGTCATGCGGAACTCTACAGGAACAATCTTGTCGAAGGCAAGTTCCGGCTCATCAGGCGTGTCGGTTCGGTTATTCTTGATGCGGTTTTTCTGCATCTGGGCTAGTGCACGGAAATCCCCTGCAGCCTTGGCAGCCTTGCGGTCCTCGTCTATTTCCTGATTGACTTTCCATCGCCAGAACTCCTTTGAGGCGGCATTGAGGTTGCCGAGCATGACCTGGCAGAGATGAATATCATCGTATGCCTGGGTCTCGCTGACGCCGAACATGGCCTTGTCCTGATCAACCATCTCCCTGACGGTAAAGCGTGGATAGCGCAGCCAGAAGGCGTAGCAGCCACGCAGCCGCTCCACTCTCGCCTTGACGATGGCGGAGATATGAAGTTCCTGAAGCTCATCCTCGTTGAGAGGCATGTACTTCATGTAGTCATCAATGTTGACTGGTAGACTCATATCTAACTGAGGTTAGCCATAATCTGCGAGAGTTGCGACATGATGGACTGGTAGGCTCCGGGAGAACCTACCTTGGCGAGTGCGATATTATTGATGCGCAGCTCGTTAGCGGTCTCCGCTAAACCTTTGAGGTAGCGGTGTCGATAGGGTGAGCGCGGCTCCTGCAGCTCCAACTGCATGGCCATGGCCTCGTCGGGAGACAGTTCCATCATGATGGGCACCTCTTCGACCGGTGTCATGGTCTTTGCCAGGTCATAGACCGTCTGCAGGTAAAGTTCACTCTCTCCCAGATAGGGAAATTGTTGTCGTATCATCCAGCAAATTATTTAGCATGTTATTGAGATTGAGATAGACATCTCTGTCAGTCGTGATGAACGTACACTCTGCACGGTCACCATAGGTCTGGTTCTGAGATGTTATCACAGAGACTAACCACTCGTTGTTAGCAACGAGCATGACCTTGGAGTGGTTGAGCGTCAGTTTAACTTCATCAAAAGCCTCTGTCATCAAGCGACTTAGCTTTAAAGTTTTACTTGAAGCTTTAATGTCAGCCACTAACACTGAGGAGTTAATCAACCCTCGCTTGCGAAGGTTGATGACTCCACAGAGGAAGGCATCGGATGTGGAGAAGGTGGTGACAGCAATGTGCGCTGCACCTGTCTGCTCCAGAATCCACCCCAACAGCCCAAGGGTGTGAAGACCTTGGCCAAGGAAGACCTGCGAGCTACTCTGCTGAAGCGGCTTCAGGACTTGCTGTATCTGCTTCGCCCTCATCTGTAACCTCCTCTTCTGCACTCTCTGGCTGTTCCTCGCCATCGGCTGAAGCCTGCTGCTCCATGGTGATGCCAGCCTGCTGAAGCTTGGCAATGGTATCAGCGGTTATCTCTGCCTTGGCAGTAATGAGGAGTTGCACACGCTCATTCACCTTGGCACGCCACTCGTCAGCCTTGGCTGTATCGCCAGAGTTCTGGAAGCCTATAACCTTGTCGAGGTTCTTGGTGATGTAGGAACGAGCGTTGCTGATCTGACCTGCCGTGATGGCAGCCTCAGTCTTGGTCTCAGCCTGTGCCTGCTCATCATCCTCACCTGGCTTGGCGTGGTCGTAAACATCCATGGCCTGCTTGTATGCATAGTACTCCTCCTTGAGCGTAAGGAGCATGCGCTTGAAGTCCTCATCTGCTGCATGCAAGCCCTCGTATCTGTCACATGACATGTCGTATGCCTTGCAAGCCTCAAAGTGCTCTTTGATTTTTTTCCATAGTGCGCAGTTGCTATCCCAGATAGCCTGGATGTTGTCAGGCAACTGGTCATGATCTGCTCGTTTGCCCTTGGCTACGATGGCAGAAGGCACGATGGAATCGATGTTTTCCGACTCCACGACCGGAAGATGAGGAGCTAGCTGCTCTGCAATCTTGTCTGCTTCTGATGTCTTGTCAACCGCAGTCTGAAGAACTGGCGTGACTGCCTTGTCATAGTTTCGGACATCATCGATGGTCATGCCTTCGATACGATAGTTGAGATGCTTCTGCAGCTCATATTTAAGCAACTCGAGTTTGCCCTGAGGGTCGAAGTTGATGAGCTGGTAGAGGTGGCGATTGTTATTCATCTGAAGGAGGAGCAGCGCTCCCTCCCTGATGTTGGCATCGGTATGCTCGCAGTCAAACCACTTCTTTAACTTTTCAGTGAATTTCGGATCATTCATAAAAATGAGAAAATTAAAATGGCGAGGCGAGCTCATGTAAGCATCGCCCCGCCACCGATTGTAGTTATTCTGGAAATAAAGTACCCTGTGTTATTTCTGATCGCCCGAGCCAGCTGCCACCACAGACTTGCAATCCTTGCCGCTGATGGTTCCATCAGCAGTTGTAAGGTTGCCGAAATAGAATGGAGGCATGGTCTCGCAGCTGACAGAGATCTCCAGCGTGGTGTTGGTCTCGTCTGCAATGCCTGCACCTGATGACTGAGAAGGTGTCACGTCAACCTCGAAGGTCTCGTCACCGAACTGGCGAAGCTTGCCGTTGCGCTCAGGTACCATGAAGATGCAGTCATCGTTGAGGAGGATGGATGCCAGGGCTGAAGCTTCCTCCTCTGTACCTGGGAGGATGAGAGTAGCCTTGAGGTTCATGGTCTTGCAGCCATGCTCACCCTGCGCCTCTGGCGAGAAGGAACTCTTGTCTGTGACGAAGGCTACCTTGAACCAGACCTTATCTGCCTGAATGGTATGGCTATCCTTGATGACGAGATAATCCTTGAGTGAAGTGGCAGCCTCCTTCTGCGGCTCAGCTAACTTGGTGATGTAACGTCGTGGAATGAAGAAACCAAAAGCTCTGACACCCGGCAGTCTCTTCTCACCAGGACACTTCAACACATCCTCATAAAGGTCTGCGGTTGAAGCACATGTTTTCTTTGTTGCCATATATCAATATATAATATAATGTATAACCATGGACAGCTATCCCCTACTCTGAAGGGATAGTGTCGTAACCGAAGAGGATGCGCTCCTTGGAGATCGTCTCGAACTGAGTACCGAAGTACATGGTTGCCACGAAGTCAACCAGGAAGTGAGAGTCAAGAGAACTCTCTACGCCAAAGTTCGCCTTGTCACCCTCTGTGGCCAAACCGATGAGCATGTTGCTGCCAGGAGTGATGATCTTGTAGCCCTTAGGAACGTTGTCAAGACCCACGAGGGTGCAGTTGCTGGCACCATCCATCTTGTTGTGGTTGAACTCATTGTTCCAGTTGACCGTGCCGTACTTGTCGCGATAACAGCGGCGGTAGAGCGTGAGTTCATGGCTGTTCATGAACATGTATGTATTGATGCCCTGCAGTTTAGCATCGGCAGCATCATAGAATGCTTCGACAGCATCGACAGCGTTGACACCAGTCATCGCGGTTGTATTGAAGAGGTTGCCCTTTTCGACAGAAATCGCCTTGGCCTTGATGTCTGCATCGGAGATGGTTTTGAAACCATCAGCGAGGTCTGCGGTACCAGAGCCAGCTGAGTTACGCTTCATGGTGAAGAGGTTCTTGAAGAGTGCCTCACCAATCTTGCCTGCCAGGAACATGCCAATCAGCTTTGTGATAGGCTGGTTTTTGAGCGCATCACCCTGGAAAACATTGGAGCCCCAGATAGACTCACGAACAGCATTTGGTTCAAAAGGCTTGACGCATGAACCAAGGAATGTCTCCAGGGTACGGCCTGTGATGGTAACGCCATTCTCATCCTTGCGAGTAAGAGAGTATGGCCCGAGCTCCATGTCGCCTGCGAGCTCTCCGACAGTCTCCTTGCCACGAACGCCCACGCGTCGGCTCATGAATTTTGCAGCCTCGTCAAGAGCGCGTACCGGCATCTGTATGATGTCCTTGCGGTACTTAGCGAAGCTGGTCTTCAGAGAATCAGGAGTAATCTGAATTGTATTGTCTAAAGCTGCCAT